AATTTCCAATCACTGGTCAAGAGACTGTACAGATTAAAGTCGAAAGGAAGACCACCTTTACAGACAGCGAAGCACCGGAAACTCTTGATCTTCTATTCTTTGTCACGGAATATCCAGTCTATGGAAGATCTGGTCAGCATACACAGGTGTATAGCTTCTCAGCGATCGCTCCTCACGCGTTTGGATCCTCCTTTCGTAAGATATCACGATCATATAATGGATTAACCTCGGAAGAGATTCGAAAGATCATTGTGAATGACTGTCAACTGCCTGAAGAGAACTTCCGGCTGACCGGAGATCCTATTTCGACCGCAAAAGGACTCATTACGAGACAATCTCCTCTGAAAGCAGCGGCATGGTTCCTTTCAAAAACCTTCGACGAAGCACTTGCACCATTCTTTTGCTTCCATACGATCTGGAATAAGGTACAACTCTCCTCATATACATCCCTTATATCACAAGAGCCCTACGAAACTTATATACATACTACAGGTTTCAGTCAAAATGCTCAAACAGAACAAGATTATATTGAAAGAAGTACACGGATACTTGAAATCGCTTCAGAATTAAATCTTGGTAAGGTATTTCAGGGACAAGCAGGAGCATTTGCATCGAATAATAACTCTCTTGATCTTACGAATAAGACATATACGAAGTATAATTATGCTTATAATAAAGATTTAAAGAGTAAAAGCAATAGTCTCGAAAAGGGGACTGTATTGTCGCGTTTCTTTCAAACCGCCTCAACGGAGATAGATACGCTAGCAGAAGCTCACAGTGAGTATATTAGTCTGAATACAGGTGCATTCGATGGTACACAACAGAATATGAATGCTTTACGTACACAGACGCAAGGAATCACACGAGCATATCATGAGATACTCGATACGACTCAGCACGAATTAGTACTACACGGAGACATGGGTCTTAATCCTGGTCGTGTTATAGAGCTTAAGCTACAGCGTACAATGGATCCTCAGAACTTTCAAGATCTACTCGAAAAGAATCCAAGAGATGTATGGGACGAGCACTTATCAGGTAAATACTTAATCACTTCAGCGATACATACATTCGAAGATGGTAAGTATTATACGAATGTTAAGGTAAAGCGTGACTCTTTCTCGATCGATATAGATAATATATAGACATGAATAGCGAAGACTTTATATACGGAAAAGGATTCCACTGGTTTACTGGTGTGGTCGAAGATATACATGATCCAGAAGAGATGGGCCGATATAAGGTTCGTTGTTTTGGTTATCATACTGACAATAAGGAACATATCTCTACAGAAGATTTGCCTTGGAGTCATGTTATGTTACCAATTACTTCAGCGAGTATGACTGGTATAGGGCAATCAGCGACTGGTATATTACAAGGAACATGGGTAGTAGGCTTCTTTCGTGATGGTACAAATGCTCAGGATCCTCTTATAATGGGTACGTTACCATCAACAAGTAGTCTTACTGCTGATACAAAGTCTGGATTTAACGATCCTGAGGGTGTGTATCCGCGACCAGAGTATGTAGGCACTGAAGTTGATACACCAAGACCATCGCGTGTGCAGTACAGTGTAGCTCAACCTTATACAAATAAAGAAGATAATCGACAAGAAGCAATCGAAACAGCGGTACCTCCTCGTGTTACATCAATCTCTCCGGATAAAGACGATACTTATTATAATAGAAGTACTTGGGAGAATCGTAAGCTGAAAGAAATTATTGGTCCAGTCTATCCTGCAAATCATGTTACAGAGTCTCAATCGGGACATGTAATTGAAGTCGACGATACGCCGGATCTCGAGCGCTTGTCTCGCTATCATACCTCTGGTACTTATGAAGAGATTGTAGCGAATGGTGATAAAACTGTCACTGTTGTTGGTGATGAGTACGAGGTTACCTTTCGAAATAAGAACATGTATGTGAAAGGTAGCGTAAATCTAACAGTTGATGGTGATATGAAAACTCTTGTGAAGGGTGACTATCATCTCGAAGTAGAGGGAGACAAAACAGAATATATTAAAGGTACACGTACGAGTAAGATTGGTCAGAATGAATTAATCGAAATTGATCAAGAGCGTAGTATTAACGTAGCAGAAAATTTCACGTCACGGATCGGCGGTAACGAGATCAGGGATGTAATCGTCGATAGTACTACTAACATTACCGGCCATTACAATATGAACATTGTGTTAGATAGTAAGACGGTGGTTAACGGATCAACTGCACAAACCGCGATCGGAACCTTTACTGTAAACTCTGTTGGTAATATGACGCTTGTGTCGAACTCTACCTTTAAGATTGATACGAATGCAGATATCGACATTGATTCTAAAAATAATATCGTGATATCCGCGAATAAAACAGGAGGTTCCGGTGCTATAGATATAGATGGATCTCGAATTGACTTAAACTAATATGGCTATTAATTGTTCCAGTAACGCTCTTCTTGATACTCTCAACGCAAAGAAGGAGGCTTTGAATGCGAAGGTTGCCGATTTGTCTGCTTTAGGTGCTGGGGCTATGGCTGATCTTCAGGCAAAAGCAGATGAAATGAAAGATGCTCTGCTTGCCGCGGTTCCCGAGCCTCCCGTAATTCCTAACTTCAAAAAAGAACTTGAAGAGATAAAAGGCAAGATAGGTAAAGAGCTTGCAGAGGCGAAGGCAGCATTTGAAGAAAGGTGGGGTGATGCTCTACCTGATATCGATATAGATGGTCTTATGGAGAAGGTGTCTGAGCCGGAGTTCGATTTCTGTAAGGATGTACCCAATATCGAAGCTCCGAAGGTAAGTGCTGAAGGTAAGGTAGAACAGGTCAAGGTGAAGGCGGAAGAGCCTATCGTAGCTGCTGATATACCAAAGAAGGTCGAGGTCGTAGAGCCTACCGTAATCGAGAAAGAGAAGGAGCCGAGTGTGAGTCCTAAGGTTGATACATCCGCGGCAGATATTAAAAAGGCAAAGGATCTAAGATCACGTGAATTAAATGAATATCGATTGACATATAAAGATTTGCAGACCGAGGCCACAAAAAAAGCTTTCAGGATTCTATCACAAGGAGCAAAAGATCATGATGCAGTTCGCACCGCGATGGACAGTACGTGGCAATCTATAGATTCTATTGTAGGTAGAATGAAAAGTAAAGCGCTACTTGAAGGTGTGAGTGATATTGAATACTATAATTCTGGTAAAGGGAAAAGGCTCGAACGAAGTCTTCTTAAGAAATATATTATTGCGAAATCGGAAGAGGCAAAGTTTAAAGAGTATAATGGGCAAATGATGCGCTTTAATCACGTAATTACCTATTTCCCGGGTCAGTCTTTTGCTGAAGAAGCTCAACAACAAACGGAATACATGAATAAGAAAATAACTCTAGTGAAAGAAGAAGGCGATTCTCTTGTGATTATAACACCGGGTGGGCATGATGCAGTATTAAAGGGCTATGCCGAGATTGCCACTCGGCATCAGGATGCTATAAACGATTTAAGAAATTACAAAGTTTAATCATTACCGGCCATTACTATTTGAGATAAATGGCTATGGTGGTTCAGGCGGAGTATAGCACCCAGCACAAATTCAGAGTTATATAGTATTATATAGTATAGATTCAGAGTTCAACAGTGCATATTGTAATTGTCTTCGAAAACACGCGCGAGATTTTTCGGCTTTGAAACCATGAGAGGTGTATAAATAGATTATATATATGTCAAATGTGCTTTCAGATTATAATAAGGAAAGGTCTTCAAATGTTCTTAAACGTGATCTTTATTCTGACTTGCCTTTAGGTCTTCAAGTACATCCGAATCTGGAGGACGTAATTGCGTTAAAGGATATAGATGCGGTGAAGCAGTCTGTCCGTAATCTTATCTTAACGAATCAGGGTGAGAGACCTTTCCAGCCCGCGATTGGATCGAATATTACTGCTTTACTTTTCGAGCCTGCCGATACCTTTACCGCGGTTGCTATTCAAAAAGAAGTGCTTGCCGTATTAAAGAAGTATGAGCCAAGAGTAACTAATATTGATGTGCAGGTTTTCGATAACTCTGATAGAAACGCTTATCAAATTACGATAGCGTTTAAAATTATTTTTTCTGATACTCCTGAAGAAATTAACTTTTATTTACAACGACTAAGATAGATATGAAGCAACTGAACGTAACCGAACTCGATTTCGACAAGATTAAAAATAATCTAAAGGAATACTTGAAAGAGCTTCCTGGAGGAGCTTATCAAGACTGGGACTTTGAAGGTTCAGGTTTAAATCAATTACTCGATATTCTAGCGTATAATACTCACTATAACGCTATCCTCGCACATAACACTATGAACGAGTCGTTTATTGATTCGGCACAGATACGAAGTAATGTTGTTTCACGTGCGAAGCTGCTTGGTTATGTACCAAGGAGTGCAAGCGCGGCGAAGGCGACTCTTTCACTTACGTTTCCTTCGAGTATAAATGATAATCAGGATTCTTATTCGATTTCTGCCGGCCTTAAATTTACGACCACGGTCGACGATATAACATATACATTCGTGACGATTGAAGATTATACTACACAGCTTGATCCGATCGCCGACGAATATGTTTTTCCCGCGGTTGAAATTTATCAAGGGAGAATTAAGCACAACAAGTACGTTGTAGATGAGGCTTCCTTCCACCAAAATTTCGAGATTAACGATACAACAATTGATATATCTCAATTGAGTGTTGACGTATACGATAATAACAGAACAAGTGCGTTTCAAGCATATACGAGATTTGATCAGATTGGAGAGGTTGGACCTGACTCCGCGGTCTACTTTATTCAAGAAAATTATGATAACCATTATGAGATTTCTTTTGGTGATGGTGTTTTTGGTAAAAAGCCTGATGCTCTTAACATTATTGATTTTAAATACTTAAGCACGCTTGGTGCTGATGCAAATAACGCAACGATCTTTACATGGGCAAACGTTGGAGCTCCTCCATCGATCACAACAATTTCAAAAGCATCAGGAGGTACTTCGCGTGAAGGGATCGAATCAATTCGATTTAATGCTCCTCTTTCGTTTATAGCTCAAAATAGAACAGTGACAATTGACGACTACAAGTCAATTATTGGTCAAAACATCACAGGCCTCCAATCACTTTCAGTTTGGGGTGGGCAAGACAATAATCCTCCAGAATTTGGAAAAGTGTTTATTAGTGCTAAGCCTGTTGATGCTGAAGTGCTCAGTGAACAAACAAAAAACGATATTACAGATTTACTTAAGAATAAAAAGATTATTGCTATTCTACCAAAGATAGTTGATCCAACTTATACGTACTTATACTTTGATGTTTTATTTAAGTATGACTCAAACCGTACAAGCTTATCTCAAGGACAACTCAAAACAAAGGTGCGGAACGCGATTGAAGAATTCAACACTGAAGAACTACAGCGCTTTGATGGCGTCTTCCGTTCTTCGCAAATGCTTTCACTTATCGATAACGTAGACTTTTCAATTCTTAACTCAGTTATTCGGGTGTTTGTCTATAAAACGTTAAACGTCTCTTATGCTAATCTTGCTCCGGTCGAACTCAAATTTGATATGGAACTTGACGGAGATATCGACGAAAAAGAATCTATTATTAGTTCTGATTCTTGGTCATTTGGTGGTGTAACATACAAACTCGCAGATGAAACTAAGAATGGATCATTGGATGAAAGAAACATTTTTGCATATCGAGAAACGAGTTCAGGTGAAAGAATAAAGGTATACAAATCAATTGGTACACTATTCTTGAAAGAGGGTACCGTAAAAGTCAATCCACTTCCTGTTGAGCAAAATGAATCAATTAATATTTATGTTTCACCTGCATCAAACGACATTGTTTCAAAACGTAATAATCTACTTTCGATCGATATTCAGAAAACACTTGTAAGCGCAGATGTTGATACAATATCTGTCGCTGGTTCTTCTGGTGCAATTGACTATAAAACCTTTAATAGAAACCGCTAAGAATGTCTCACATCGCAATTGCATCTGCCTCGACCTCTGCCACTGAACACCATAATCGAGAGACAACTCGTACAAGCACTCTCATACCTGAGCAGCTTGTAGAAAAGGCTTCCGGCCTTATTCATTTGCTTGAAGATTATTACAATTATTTGAATACGAATGGGCTTCCTTCGCGTGAAATAAATCTTATTGTTGATAATCACGACATTGATCGTGTTTCAGCAAAGTACTTAGATAGCATCGGAAGCGAAATTGCGAAGAATGTACCAAACTCAAAGGTGCTCGATCAAGTTTCTCTATATAAGAAGATAGTAAAATTCTATTCAATACGAGGTTCTGAAGATAGCCTTTACGCGTTCTTTCGTATTTTCTTTGATGAATACGCAACTGTGACATACCCTAAAGAAAAATTATTTAAACTTTCTGAAGGCGATTGGGAACCTTCTAATATTAAAGATGAGGTGCAATTAGTCGGCAATCTTCTATCTGGCAAATTGACAAATGAATCGCTTAATACAATTTTTCAAATCAAAGATGATTCTAACACTGTACTTGGAGAAGGGCAGCTTTCTAATTATGTAAATGTAGATAAAGAATTTGATTATGATAACATTACTGACGGTATGGTAATGGGTTTTGATTCTAAACAAAATACTACAAATACTAATTGGATATCAATTTCTGATTATCCTTGGGTCGGTACATTTGAAAATGGTCTTGAATATCAATCTGAAACACAAGATATAAGATTTGATGGTAGCAACGATTATATTAGTATAGGAAATAGAGGAACTGATATTCCTATTACGGATGAACACACGATTGTTGCAAGGATAAGAAGAGAAGATAGTTCTGGGTATCGTAGACAAAATATATTCAGCGCAACTGAAAAAGGTAGTCCGTTTGAAGCACACGAATTATACATAAAAGCAGTAAATGGAAAAGTTGGTCGGTGGTGGAATAACATAGGTAATCCTATGATTAAGGAGTCTGGCGATAATATAAGTGTTTCAGACTTTAAAACTACGACAAATTTCTATGGAGATTTAAGTGGTATATATTATAAAAACACCGCTTACGCTAGTAACACTGGTTTGTATAACGGTAAACCATTTTATGTAGATACAAATGTATTTTATACTAATGGAACAACATTCATACATAATACTTACTTATTCGATGAAAATACTGGCTTTGGCACTCCAAATAATTGGCCATGCGCAGTTATTTATTACGATGGAAATAAATGGGTATTTAAAGGCGCAAGAAGATACACGATAGAGAGTCAGGTTTTTGGGGATGAGGGTGTAGTTTTATGCTATTCAGAAGATACAGGTGAAGATGTTTTTACTGCTGATATAGAATGGTTCAACGATTATTCCACATTAAACGCATTTGTAAATACGCCTGTACATGAATATGGGTTTATATTTGCGAATAATACTAGTGTACCATCTAATGGCAAATACTATACCGTTGCAATGACGGGTCAGAAAGCTAGAAAGGGCGGATATGTTAAAGTATCTGTAGATGGTAATGATTG